TTGCATTGCTGCCATAACCTTGTCAAAGATTTTCTTACCATACTTGAACAGGAAGACTTTACCTTCGTTTTGAGGATTGACAGGATCCTTCACCACATAGATGTTGGAGTAGTAAGACAGTTTGCGCTTCTGCTTACGCACAGTCTCTTTATCTTTGTCACTACCAGTGTTCCAGAGTTCACGATTGTACTCGGACACAGGATCTTTCTGACCCACAGTGGTCAGAGAGTTTTCAATATACCAACCACCAGGACCTTGGAATGCATGAGAATACATTTTTGCCCAGGGGAGTTCTTCACCTTCAGGAGCAGGCAGGAAACGAACAACTGCAAAACCATTGCCAGTTTTGTCCAGTTCAGGTTTCCAGAGACGATCATCATCTCCACCTGAAGTTGTGCTCATCTTCTCTACTTCTTTGACCAGTTTCTGTGTAAGAGAACCCAGAGAAGATTGTTTTTTAAGGTCTGCGAAAGACATAGGATTACCTCGGATTTGTACGGATTTGGCTTTTGTGTACCTTGTTATTCTATCAGTCAGTTGTCTGACTGTCAATCTGTTTTCTCATCACCTCAAGCATTTCGGACATTCTTCCAAGCACAACATTCATATCAACATTCGGTGGAAGACCCATCATTACAGCAGATTGACAAATTTTTTCTTTCATCTCAACAGCATCAGGGTCATCAGATAAACTCAAACGAGCATAAAGAACCTTCTGCTTGTCTAGGAGTTTTTCCATTAACTCAACATGATGAAGTTTGTCAGCATTGGACATAAATGGAAACTGTAAAACACTTCCATAAATTTCCTCTTGAAGTTCAGAGATTTCTGCCATCTCTGCTCTCACAATTTCAGAGTCAAAAAAACTCATGCTCCTCCTATAACAATTTCTTTCAAGATATTTTTATAACGCGGTACATCAATATTTAGAAACGAAGAATACTTTTTCATTTTCATACTGACGGTTTCCCACACTGGGTCTTTGAGTTTCTTATCAAAGTCATTCCCGAACAGGAATATTTTATCATAAATGACTAGTGTTTCTAGTGAAATTTTCCCGCTCAGGAACATCTTAAGAATGGGTGGATGACCTTTAGAACAATCAAAGACATCATCTACTTTTTTGGAATCAAATAGACTTTGAGTTTCTTCTTTGAAGACATACGATAGAGATTGATTTCTCTTTTTCCAGTCTTCGTATCGTGCTTCACCCTCTCTCATCATTTCTCCTATCCAAAGCTTACTTGGATCAGTGCAGGTGATGAAGTTTGATACAAAGAACTCAACAACTTCTTGGTCTGTTTTCTGTCGTGCAACACGCTCAAACCAGAATCGGTCTTTGCGTTTGTAGAATGATTGAACGGTCGCACGACTTTTACCACAGTATTTGTGGTAATCATAACTGTCTTTAGTGAAGTGATTCTTTAAAGACAAGTAACAACGATAGGCATCAAAAGGCATCATCAAAAAGTAATAGATGAAATTTTTTACCGGAAATTTTTTCTAATGAAAATTAAACTAGAAGACCAATTTTGCACGGGAGGTCTTCTTAAGAAAGTTAAGTTCCATTGCTTCGTAGCGAATCTTTTCTTTCAGTGGTTTTGAGATGAGTTTTGGAACAGACTCTAAATCAATAGAGTTCATCTCGCAGAAATATACAATCGCATCAATATAATTCATGTCCTCTTGATTCTGGACAAGAGATTCTATTTCTTGTGCGAACCGTGAAGGACAAAAGAATTTATTTTCAAATGCCTTCTCTAATTCATTCTCCATTTTGCCCAGTATTGTGAGATACAAATTCTTTAATGTAGCGTACTAATAACTTAATATAGTCCTCTTTGTTTCTTTTGTCAAATATTTTGACCTCTCCACCAGGAGTCACCATAATTGTAATCAGTTTAATGGGTGGAATCTTTGTCAGTTCGTAGTATGCAGCAGCATAAAACATTTCCTGAACGAAATAATTCTCAATCCATGCTTCGGGTTTAATTTTTTCAGAGGTCTTGAAGTCAATAACTGCAAGCTCTCCATCATATTCAGCAATACAATCTACTCTTCCTGCCAGTCCAAGATATTCAGAGTAAAGTGTTCTTTCAATTGCATGAATATTATTTATCTTATCCAGATATGGTTTAGCATGATAGAACATAAACTTTGTCATGGGTTGATAGTCATCCCAATTCAGTTCTTTGTTCTCCAAATAGTCTTGACAAACCTGGTGAAAGTCAGTTCCTCTTGCAGTCGCTCTCTTGGTGATACGATTTGCTTCTTCAAGTCCAACTCGCTTGCGCCAGTCAGCAAAGATTTGACGATTATAGAAAGAAGTCACGGAAGTGATTGATGGCACCCACTGTCCGTCAGGAAGATGATACAATCGCATTCCGTTTGTTTCTTTCTTCTCTAATTCAAGTTCACCAAGATAATTACAATGAATAAAACTCATAGATTCAATTCCATTTTTGCAAGGATGTATTCTTTCACCAGTCCAGAGCGAACAATATCATCCACTCCAAATTCAATCAATTCTATAGATGGCATCAAGCGAAGAACTCTCATAAAATCAATAATGCCATTTCTCTCATTTGTTTTAATTAAGTCTGTTTGAGTTGCATCTCCACAGAACATAATTTTAGAGTCTTCACCCACACGAGTAATTATACTATCAAGTTCATGAAAATTCAAGTTCTGAAATTCATCTACAATAATAATAGATTTATCCAGTGTTGTTCCACGAATGAATGAAGTGCTCCAGAAAGAAATTGTTCCTTGAGTTTTCAAATTACCATAAAGCATTTCAAAGTCTGCTTCTGTGGGGAGAGCAAACATATACTTCACCATATTCTTGTATGGAATTTGATACAGTGAAGACTTGTCCTCATGGTCTCCAGGAAGAAAACCAATTTCACGAGTGGCAACAAGAGACCTTACGATATAAATTTTTTCATAGGGTGTAGTTTCATCCAAGACATCCTGAAGAGCATTATAAAGAGTGATGAATGTTTTACCTGTTCCAGCACATCCATAAGCAACAATGTTTTTATCTTGAGAATATGCTTCGTATAATAGTTTTTGATTTTCAGTGAGAGGATCAATGTCCCTCATCAGGTCTAAATTGATTGGTTTCTTTCTCTTCATTTGTTTTGCAGTCAATCCAACCCCAATCGGTTGGTCTGCTACTCTCTTTCTTCTTGGCATACTAGACAGGCTTTACATTAGAACCAGGGGCTTTTGATGCTTTATGGAGAACATCATTCCAACCAGGATGTGTTTTTCTCAATTTGTCATAGACTTCTCCAACCTCTCCAAAGTTTGGAAAGGTTGATGGGTCCGACCAATCTCTGTCCCAATCAGGATTATCCTTCTTCCATTGATCCCAATCGTGAACACTCATTTTTATTTCTTTTTGTTCACCAGTGATTCTATTAACGACGGGGTATACTGCCATAAATCTCCATAAAGTGTAAGAATATTTATTCAATAGTAATTGAAGGTGCATCCACACACTCAGCACAACCCTCACGAGTCCAACCAAGTGCTTCAGATACAGCAGGAAACTGACAGGTAAAGATACAACGAATTGCTTCTGCAATTTCCATGTGTTCTTTCTGTGTGCCATGTGCTGAACGCAAATCAATATAATGAATCCAGGAACGCACAGAGCCAGTCATATAAAGGCGTGTAGGCGTCGCTAGAGGCAGCACAAACCTTGCACACTCCTTTGCCACACCTTTCTCTAGAAGGCGGTCATAGAGGCGCAGAGCGTGCTCAAAATGAACGCGAATGTCCTCACACAAAGTCAGTTTCAGATAATCAGGAATATCATCAATACTATTCTGACGGTTCTTATCATCTTGCCGCCGAAGTTCAGGAAGAGGAATTGTCTTGCTCAGAAGGTTTGTATCGGCATAACGCTGAGAAAACTCTTGATAGGTGAAAGAACGGTGGCGCAGAATCTGTGCTGCAATACCACGAGTCGTGTTGATTTCCACAGTCATCGTTGCTTGCTCAAAGATACTCCAGTGTTGATGCTGAATACAATACTTAAGAAGACCAGAGAACTTTTCGTTTTCTTGATTTGCAGGATTACTTACACGAGCACAATATGCCATGTGCTTCTCTGCATTGGGAGTAACGCTAATGAGTTTTACTTCTGGTTTCATAAACTCAAACTCATCAATCTGCATATCCATCATCATCACCGTCATAAAATACTTCGTCGTAATCAGAAATGTAAGGTGCTACTTCTTCGTAACTTGTTTTATAGGCATCCACATCAGAGTAAACTTCAGACTTTAAGGAGTCAACCAATAACTCTAAATTATGAACAATTAGTTTAAGTTTTTCTCTATCCATTTTAAAATCACTTTGACAAAATAATTATAAACAAAAAAAGAGGGGCAGTCAACCCCTCTATTCTTGACTTGGTTGGTTTGGTTGGTCTATGAATGACTTAACAACTCTCTACATATTCTCTTACATGTTTGTTGTTCGTCATCACATTCAATTAAACAGTTAAAGTAGTCGTTAATCAATTCATTTTGTTCGTTACATCGGTCTACAGTCTCCTCAAATTGTTTCCATCCAGCTAGTTGGTTGTAAGAAATTAAATTGTGCATAATGACCTCCATGCACAAAGAACGTCATGATAAAGGAGTTTTCGCTCATCTAAATCACCTCTTAATTCTATCACTATCTATATGTTTTGTGTTGGTTTCTTAACAATAATTTATGCCTACGAGTTTATACTCATTAAAAAAGGAGGGTTGCCCCTCCAGTTATTATGCAACTTGTGGTTGCTTTGCCATGTTTACTTGAGCGATATGAAGGAGTTTTTCCTTCTTTGCTTTCTTTTTAAGATAGCGAACGAAGTAAGTATTCATTTGTGACCCTCCTTTACAAACTTAACACCACGATAGGTTTCGTTGTATTGTTGGGGTTGCTGCATCATCTGCTGTTGATACTCTAAACGCTTTTGCGTATCGTATTCAACACCGCGATAAACTACTTTAGACATTAGGTTTTCTCCTTAATTTTGAGGCTAAAGAGCGTTCCTTCAGTCGGCTTTTGCGTCTATGGGGCAGGTCTTTGGAGAGGCCTGTTTGATCTCCCAAATTAAATCATTCTTTACATGATTGGGAATGTCCTGTTTAAGAACTCTTCCTACCATTAATTGTGCTTGTAGACAAGTTAGAATAACTGCTTCCATAGATGAACGATCCGTTCCGAGTCGGCTTACTTCCGTTCCCGTTGGGAATGAACGATGAGGATATTATACCCCCTATACTGGTATATAGTCAAGCACTACTGTAACATTTGTTACAATTTTATTCCAATGCTTCTGGGTCAATCCCATACTCTTCCAAGAGTCTATCAATCATTGTTTCTTGATCAGACAGTTTTGCGATTTCAAAGATATTTGATTTTTGATATTTTTTAATTTTCTTATACTCTTTGATTAGTTTTTCAACTTCACTTTTACGAACATAAAGTTTAAACTCTTTGTCTTTTGATGGTTGTGAAAAACCTTTGAATCCTTTACTCATCTTTTTTTCTTTTTCTCTGGTTGTTTATATCCCCACAATTTAGGATTTACTTTTCCATACGCCCAGTCAATTTTAAAAACAGATCCTTTTCCAAACTTGTCATAATACAAATCAAATATTCTGACTCTGGTTCCTCTACACAAATCAACATAGGTATTACCATTCACTTTATAATGAACTTGGTAAGCATCGTTTGGAAAGTTAGGATCTTTAATTTGTTCAAGAGACGCATTCTCCACCAGAAGTTCACATCCATAATTAGAAATGAGATTGTTTTTTTCTTCTGGTGTCCATTCTGCCATTGTTTTCTCCTGAACTGCTTTGCTCACGAACGACCTCCCCATTGAATATCTGGATATGCCTCTTTTACATTATCAAGTGTTATTTTATATTTACTCACAAGTTTTTTATCTTTGGTAAGAATCAATACTTCTGCTTCTTTGGGATGAAGACCACGCAGAAGATTGATAAACATCATCTCTCTACGAATGGTGCTCAGACCATTGTTTCCACCACGAACATAGTGATAAAGATTTTGATACTCTCTACGAAGAGAAGTGCGACCTCTGCCATCTAAATCTTGACCTGTGGCAGACAATCCACCAGCAGCTTCTTTTGCAATGTTTTCAGAAAGAGTTCCCGAATAAACAGTCTGTTCGTTTGTTTCTGCATAGGGAACATCACCTTCTGGAAGAAGACTGATGACTGATTCATCAAAGTTCCAAATCAAAATAGTCTTTACAGCATCGTGTGCATAGGTCTGAAGCACCTCAACTTTCTTTGCATTTGAGCGTTGCTTAGATGCAAGTTCTAAAACCTCAAAAACAAATGGATTTGTTGGTAAAGTTTCAATTGGTTTGTCAGTCGTCGTCTTCGTCTTCGTAGTCGTCATAGTCATTTTCAAATCGTACAGCTAAAATTTCGTCTGGTATTACATTTCCATTTGAGTCAAACATCTCTGGATGAGTATAAACTGGTGATGTTTGGTAGAAATGTTCTTTTGCCAACCATCCTACCACACCTCCGACAAAAAAGAAAATTATGGAAACTAAAGTTCCAATTGTAAGAGCTACTGCCAACATTTTTTTTCTCCAGAGAGGTTTATTTTTTTCTAACATCAAAGTGAAATTCAATGTAGAAATGAAACTCTCTGCGGAAAAGAGAAATCATTTTACCAAATCTCACTTGAAAAGTTTTTGGTCTCTGTGATTTTCTTCTCCTATTGCGTAGTAGTAATTCAACTCCCCGATTCATCTGGGGATCATTTTTATTTAGTTTGCTTCTTCCGTCGTCCTGGTCGTCTATCATGACTATATTTCCATGCGTCCTCTAAAATGCCATACAAATAATTACGAATCTTTCTTGCTTCGGGTTTGGGAATATGTCCGTAACCCTCACGAAGTTGTTTGTGCATTTCATCAGAGCCACCTTCAAGATAATCATCAAGATCCATTACAAGATTACTGATTTCATTTGCGGTTGAGCTTTCAATAAACTCTTCCACTTCATGTCGTCTTGTACCACGAATTTTCAAATAATCATAAAACTTTAAAACAAATTGTCCGTTGAAAGCATAATCAATCGCTTTCTCTACATCAGTATAAACTTCGTGAATGTTGCTTTCCATTAAACCAAATTCTGCTCCTTCAGATACTGAACGGTGTCAGTGCATCCACCAAGATGCTTATCATTCACAATTACTTGTGGAAAAGTAGATCCTTCTCCAAATTCTGCATAGAACTCTTCACGAGTAAAATCTTTATTCAGTTTGTAAATCACATGCTGCAACTCTGCTAATTGTAGCACCTGTTCTACTTTCGTGCAATATGGGCAACCGTCTTTTGAATACACTGTAAAAGTCATATCTTTTTTTGATTTCGGAAAGTATTTAGTGATTGAACTTGATTATATTCTGTTTTAGGTAGTCTGTAAAGTTGAGGCCAAGTATCCCGAATGATTTCCGCCAACTTGTAGGGTGTTTGTGTTGTGATCATAGGCATTAAAAAAGGGTGTTGCCACCCTCATATTGATTTATTTAGAGTGCATTTCCACGAGGTAGAACTTCCTCTGGGAACACAAAGTTCTCATGAGGTTGATCTACAGGTGCCATCCAGGCACGGAGTCCTTCATTGAGGAGGATGTTTTTCGTATAGAATGTTTCAAACTCTGGATCCTCTGCAGCTCTAACTTCCTGAGAGACAAAATCATAAGCACGAAGATTGAGTGCGAGACCAATGATCCCAATAGAACTGGTCCAAAGTCCCATAACAGGAACAAAGAGCATAAAGAAGTGCAACCAACGCTTATTACTGAAAGCAATACCAAAAATCTGAGACCAGAATCTGTTAGCAGTGACCATGGAATAAGTCTCTTCTTCTTGGGTTGGTTCAAATGCTTTGAATGTGTTTGCTTGTTCACTATCTTCAAATAGAGTGTTTTCTACAGTTGCTCCATGAATTGCACAGAGCAGTGCTCCACCCAGTATACCAGCAACTCCCATCATATGGAAGGGGTTGAGAGTCCAGTTGTGGAAACCCTGAAGAAACAGAAGGAATCTGAAGATTGCGGCAACGCCAAAAGACGGTGCAAAGAACCAACTGGATTGTCCCAGTGGATACATCAGAAACACGCTGACGAATACAGCGATAGGGCCAGAGAATGCGATTGCGTTGTATGGGCGGATGCCTACAAGTCGTGCAATCTCAAACTGGCGAAGCATAAATCCGATTAAGCTGAAAGCCCCGTGGAGCGCCACAAAAGGCCAGAGTCCCCCAAGTTGGAACCACCTGACGATATCTCCCTGAGCCTCAGGACCCCAGAGAAGAAGAAGAGAATGACCCATAGCATCTGCTGGAGTACTAACTGCCGCAGTAAGAAAGTTTGCACCCTCAAGATAGCTGGATGCAAGACCATGAGTGTACCAACTCGTAACGAAAGTTGTCCCAGTAAGCCAACCACCAAGAGCAAGATAAGCTGTGGGAAAAAGAAGAAGTCCAGACCAGCCAACAAAAACGAAACGGTCTCTCTTAAGCCAATCATCCAGGACATCGAACCACCCCCGTTGTTGAATAGGTTGTGAAAGTGTAGATGAAACCATTTATTCCTCCATAGAAAAGAAAAGGGGATCCGAAGATCCCCAGTGAATATTGGTTGTTAAATCAACCGATACTTGGAGCAGTCAGAGCAACAGGAGTCGCTTCTGCGGCAGCAAGGTCCAGAGGGAAGTTGTGTGCGTTCCTTTCGTGCATTACCTCCATTCCAAGACCAGCGCGGTTCAGAACATCAGCCCAGGTGTTAAGAACACGACCCTGGGAATCCAGGATCGACTGGTTGAAGTTGAAGCCGTTCAGGTTGAACGCCATGGTGCTCACGCCCAGGGCGGTGAACCAGATACCTACAACAGGCCAGGCAGCAAGGAAGAAGTGCAGCGAACGGGAGTTATTGAAGGAAGCATATTGGAAAATAAGGCGTCCAAAATAACCGTGAGCAGCAACGATGTTATAGGTCTCTTCTTCTTGACCGAACTTGTAACCATAGTTCTGTGACTCATTCTCAGTAGTTTCACGAACCAGCGAGGAAGTAACCAGAGAACCGTGCATAGCACTGAA